TTCACGGGCGTGAACGGGGCTGCCGCCGGCACGGGCGCAGCGGCCGTGGCATCCGCAGCGGTCGGCGCCCCCGGCACGAGCGCGGGCACCGGTGCGGCAACCGGCACGACCGCTCTCCTCGCGGCGACCGCGAACGCCGCACCGGCGGCGGCCGTCGCTGTCGCCAGCGGCGCGAGCCTGTCCGGGAGCGGCACGAGCACGGGCACGGGCGGAGGAACGGCGACCCCGAGTGCCGGCGGCTCTGCCGCGGGCACGGGCCGCGCGGCCGGCGCCGCGGGCCTCTGGACAAAGGCCGCTGCCGTGGGACGCGGCGGGGGCAGCGCCATGCCCATCATCCTGCAGCTGGCGCCGAACCGGGGGACGCTGGCGACGCCACCCACGCGCGGCACGCTCGCGACGCCGCGCACTCGGGGCCGACTCGTCACCCCCGAGACCACGGCGGTGCTCGTCACGCCGGCGACGCGCATGGAGGAGGCGGCGTAGATGGCAACCCGGGTGTTCCGGTCGAACGTGGGCGACACGAAGCCCGTGGACGAGATTCTGGAGAAGGAGACCGCGGCCGGCTCCGGCCTCTGGACCCCTATCGACCTGACGGGCGCGACCGTGCGGTTTCACCTCGTCGATGGCGCGGGGGCCTTGCTCCTCGATGCCGCCGCGGCCGTGCTCACGCCCGCTGCGGGGTCCGTCCGCTACGCGTGGGGTGCCGGCGGCAACGCGAACGTCGGCAGCTTCGGGCGGCGGTGGACGATCACCTACCCGAGCGGCACCGTCGAGACCGTGCCCGATCAGGGCGCGTACCCCGTCCTGTTCCAGTAGCGCGATGCTGCCCGCGCACGCGCCCACCCGGCGTTAGCTTCTCACGCTGCGCTGCGCATGGTGCTCCCGGCCCAGCATGGGCCGTGAGTGCCAGCTCTTCGTCCCGATCACCAAGGTGGACGCGACGAAGCGCGAGGTGTGGGGCGTCGCGGCCGAAGAGGCCGTCGACAAATCGAACGAGTGCTTCGACTACGAGGGGAGCAAGGGCCCCTTCGCCAAGTGGTCGGCCGACTTCCAGAAGGCCACCGGCGGGAAGAGCCGCGGCAACGTCCGCGAGATGCACCAGCCGAAGGCGGTCGGGAAGGTCATCGACATCTCCTTCGACGATGCGGCCAAGCGCATCCCGATCGGCGTCCACGTCGTCGACAAGGACGCCTGGGAGAAGGTCGAGAGCGGCGTCTACACCGGCTTCTCGATCGGTGGTCGCTACGCGAAGCGGTGGGACGACCCGGCGCAGCCCGGCGTCACCCGCTACATCGCGGAGCCGAGCGAAGTCAGCCTCGTCGACAACCCGTGCATGCACGGGGCGACGTTCGAGGCCGTGCTGCGGGCGGACGCGCCGGCGGAGCTGCGGAAGTTCACCGGCAGCCCCGAGACCACCGCCGTCTACACCGAGAAGATCGCGGCGCGCAGCGACACATCGCCCACGGAGGGCGAGGACAAGTACGGCGACGTCGCCTTCGCGGACCCCGAGAACAAGAAGTACCCGATCGACACGGTCGCGCACATCCGCGCGGCCTGGAACTACATCAACAAGCCGAAGAACGCCGGCAAGTACAGCACGAAGGACGCAGCAGCGATCAAGCGCCGCATCATCGCCGCCTGGAAGAAGAAGATCGACGCCGACGGCCCGCCGAGCGCCGAGAAGGCGCAGCTGGCGACCACGCTGCTGAAGAACCTCTACGACGTCGGGCAACTGGCGAGCCTGCTCGCCACGCTCGACTGGCTCGTGGAGATGGCCGAGGCCGAAGCGGCGCGCGAGGGCGACGACAGCCCCGTGCCGCAGCGGTTCGAGATCGCGGTGCAGTCGCTCGGCGACGTGCTGGTCGCGATGACGGCCGAGGAAGTCGGCGAGTTGCACGTGAACGCCGACACGGAGCCCGGCCATCCGCTCGCGATGTACGTGCGCGCGGCGCGGCTCGCGAAGGCCGGGCGGCGGAACTCCAGCGCCGATCAGCGGCGCATCCAGGCGATGCACGACACGTCCGTCGAGCTCGGCGCCGACTGCGCCACCGACGGCGACGAGACCGAGAAGCGCGCGGCGGGAGCGCCGGCGGCGGGAGGGGACATGGACGCGCAGGAACTGAAGAAGGCGCTCGACGAGCGCGACTCGAAGCTGGACGAGCGCCTCGGCGCCGCCATCGAGAAGGCCGTGAGCGGCCTCAACATCGGCGACGAGATCACCAAGGCGCTGGCGCCGACGAACGAGAAGGTCGACGGCCTCGTCAAGACGGTCGAGGACCAGGGCGCGCGGCTGAAGGCGCTCGAAGAGCAGCCGCTGCCGGGCCGTGCGGTCACGCGCGTCGCGGAAGTCGGCAAGACGGTCGCGGTCGGCGCGGGTGCCGGCACGAGCGACGAGCGGCCGAGCGTCGACGGGCTCATCAAGGCGGCGCTTGCCAAGGGGCTCGATCCGCAGGCCGCGCGCGATGAGGCCGCACTCGAACTCACGAAGTGGGAACTCGCGCATCCGAAGCGCGCGATGGTTGGCGCGTTCGTGAACACCGCCGGCCGCGCCGCCTGAGGCGGGGACGAGGGGAGAGGGAAGGACGATGGACCAGACGGCCCAGCTGAACGAGACGATCCGGAAGATGCAGGCGCAGATCGACGCCCTCGCCAAGGCGTCGACCTTTGGCCTGCCTGCGAACGCCACCACCGCACTCGCCTTCTACGACCTGGAGGCGCAGGCGAAGCTCACCGTGCCGGAGATCACGCCGCTCATCCGGATGATCCCGCGCGTCAAGGGCGAAGGCGGCCCGTCGACGCAGTGGGACATGGTGACGGCGCTCAACCCGTCGAAGATCAGCATGGGTGTCCCGTCGGGGACGCGCGCGGGCGTCATGGACGTCACGACCTCGCGCCAGACCGTCAGCTACGCGACCGTGGGTCTGGAGACCTCGGCCGACTGGCAGGCGGACTGGGCCGGGCAGCCGGCGTTCGACATCAAGGGCCTCTCGGTGCTCGGCCTTTTGAAGGCCGCGCGGATCGGCGAGGAGTCGATCGTGCTGGGCGGCAACGCGACGCTGGCCCTCGGCACGGCGCCCACCGCGACGCTGACGCCGTCGAACACGGGCGGCACGCTGACGAACGCGGCCTCGCCGTACCACGTCCGCGTCGTCGCCCTCACGCTCGCCGGCTACAAGCGCGCGAGCATGACGGCCGGCATTCCGACCACGCAGTCGGTCGTCAGCGGCGACGGCGGCACGAACACCCCCATCAACGCCGGCGCCTCGCAGGTGTCGGCCGACGCCACCGCCACGATCGGGTCGGGGACGACCGGCTCCATCGCCGCATCGTGCACGGCCGTGCAGGGCGCGGTCGCGTACGCCTGGTTCATCGGGACCGACGGCACGACCAACTGCAACCTGGCGGCCATCACGACCGTCAACGCGGTCACGCTGACCTCCGCGCCCTCGGCGCCGTCCGTCGGCACCGGCTTCGCGGGCGCGGTCGGCACGAACTTCGGCGCGGACCGCTCGAAGAACCAGTACGTGTTCGACGGCCTCATCTCCATCGTCGGCGCGTCGGCGAACAACGCCTACTTCAAGTCGCTCGACAACGCGCAGCTGACCACCGACAACGCGGCCGGCTGCACGGAGATCAACGCCGCCCTCCAGTCCTTCTGGGACGTGTCCCGGCTGTCCCCGGACTGGATGGTGATGAACAGCCAGCAGCTGATCGACCTGAACACGCTGATCGTGAAGAACGGCGGGGCGCCGCTCTTCCGGAGCGTGAACGACGACACGGCGCGCGGACTGCTCGGCATCACGGGCGGCACCGTCGTCACGGGCTACCTCAACAAGACGGCGATGGGCGGCGGCAAGCTCATCAAGATCATGCTGCACCCCGACTGCCCGCCCGGGATGATCCTCTTCTACACGGAGACGATCCCGTACGCGACGGCGAACTTCACCAACATCCTCCAGATCAAGGCCGTGCGCGACTGGTTCCAGGTCGACTGGCCGATGACCACGCCCAAGTACCAGTACGGCGTGTACGCCAACGAAGTGCTCCAGTGCTACTTCCCGCCGGCCTTCGGCATGATCTGCAACATCAAGCCCGGGGTGGCCTGATGGTGCGGGCGAAGCTCGCTGAGGGCGCGACCTCCTTCTCGTTCGGCGGCCACGAGTTCGTGGCCGCCGCCGACGGGACGGTCTCGGGCCTGCCGGACGACGCCGTGGCGGACCTCATCCGTCACGGCCACGAGCCGATGGGCGATCCCGAGGCGCCGAAGCCGGCCGAGGTGCCGGCGGCGGCCGAAGCCGAGGACGGCGGCAAGAAGAAGGGGAAGTAGCGCGTGGCGACCGGCGACTTCTGCACGGTGGCGCAGGTCCAGGCCGAACTCAGCCGCGACCCGTCCTCGACCACCGACCAGGCCGTGCTGGGCCAGATCATCTCGGCCGTGTCGGACTGGATCGTCCGCGTCACCGGGCACGACTGGCTGGAGACCGACTACGACGAGCTGTACGACGGCAAGGGCGGCCAGGTGCTGGTCCCGAAGCAGGCGCCGCTCTCGATCGTGTCGCTCGTCCAGGTGAACGGCACGACGATCCCGCGCAGCGCGGGGCCGCTCGTGCCCGGCTGGGTGAACGACGACGTCAGCATCGCGCTCCGGGGCGCGTGGCGGTTCGCGCGCGGGCTGATGAACGTGCGGCTTGTCTACACGGCGGGCTACACGAGCGACGCGCTGCCGCCGCTGCTGGTGCAGGCGGCCATCGACCTCACGGTCCTGACGTACAAGACGCGCGACCGGCTCGACGTGCACTCCAAGGTGATCGCCGGCGAGACGGTCACCTACCTGCAGACGGCGATGCCGCCGCGCACGAAGCAGGCGCTGGCGCTGCTCAGCCGTCCCGCGATGGCCGCATGAGCGACGGCGTCCGCATCACCGTCGTCGGCGCGCCCGAGGTCGCGGAGCGCCTGCGGCGCACGGGCCTCACCATGGCCGAGCGGCTGGCGCCCCTGATGGAGCGCCTAATGATCGCGCTCCGGACGACGGTCGCTGGCGGCAAGCTCTCGGGGCAGGTGCTGAAGAACCGGACGGGGCATCTCCGCGCGTCGATTGCCGAGCAGGTGACCACGGACGGCACGAAGGTCACCGGTAAGGTCGGCATCTTCAGCGGCCCGACGCTCGTCTATGGGCGCGTGCACGAGTACGGTTTCACGGGCCCGGTCCAGGTCCGCGAGCACGTCCGCATCATCTCGCAGGCGTTCGGGCATCCGATCCCGGACACGGCGACCACCGTGCGCGCATACGTGCGGCAGGTGAACCTGCCGGAGCGGTCGTTCCTGCGGAGCGCGCTGGCTGAGCAGCGGGACGCGATCGTGGCCGGCATCCGCGCCGGGCTCGCGGAGGCGGTGCATGCCGCATGACGCGCGAGCCGATCTACGCGGCGCTCTTCGCGCGCGTGCTGTCCTCGACCAGCTGGGCGCAGAACGGGGCAACCTCGGGGCGGGTCCTGAAGGACGTCGATGCGGTCCAGCCGGGGGACTGCCCGTGCTTCTTCCAGGCGATCCGGAGCGAGGCGCCGACGTGGCTCGGGCAGGGCACGCGGGTCAAGTGGACCGTGCACGCGGATCTGTTCGTGTACGTCTCGGCGACGGACCCGACGGCGGCGCTGCCGCAGACGAGTCTCGGGAACATCCTCGACGCCATCGAGACGGCGCTGGCGCCCAACGTCGTGACGGGGCGGCAGGATTTGGGGCTGCCGGATGTGGTGGCGCACGCGCGCATCGGGGGGCCGACCGAGCTCTACGAGGCGGTCATCGCCGACGTGGCGCGTGCGGTCGCGATCGTGCGCGTCGAGATCGTGACGCAGGGGACGTGAGGGAGGCGGCATGACGCGCGCGCAGTACGAGCAGCTCGTGAACGAGTGGTACGGCGACGCCGTCCGCGACTCCGCGATCACGCGGGCGGGCACCGCCGTGACGTCGGCGCTGGATCACGCACTCCAGGTGCTGGTCGATCGCCTGGTGGCGGCTGAGGGCGCCGCGGACGCGCCGGCAAAGGAGTAGGGGCGATGCAGTACCACTTCGGGTCGGGCAACCTCTTCGCGGTCAACAACGCCGCCGGCACGCAGACGCCGCGCCAGTTCGGCACCCTGCAGGACGTGTCGATCGACGTCACCTTCACCGAGAAGCCGCTCTACGGGCAGTACCAGTACCCCGTGGCGGTTGGCCGCGGCACTGGCAAGGTGACCGGGAAGGCGAAGGCCGCGTTCATCAACGGGGCGTTCTTGGCGGACATCTTCTTCCAGCCGACGAACGCGCCGTCGACCACGCAGACGATCGGCGTGACGAATGAGCTGCACACGCCGACGGGCGGCCCGCCGCCGACCGCGTCGCCCAACAACACGACGGGGTTTGCGGACCTGGGGGTCGTCGATGCGGCGACCGGCATCCAGATGGTGAAGGTCGCGTCGTCGCCGGTGGCGGGCGTGTCGTACACGCTCTCCGGCACCACGTACACGTTCGCCAACTCGCAGGGGCAGGTGTTCCTCTCGTACACCTACACGGCAACGTCGACGCAGAAGGGCAGCTTCACGCTGGACAACCAGCTGCTCGGGTCGTCGCCGTTCTTCCGGGTGGCACTCGCTGGTCTCTACAACGGGAAGGCGGCCTACCTGAACCTGCGCCAGTGCATGGCGTCCAAGTTCACCCTGTCGACGAAGCTGGAGGACTGGACGATCCCCGAGTTCGACTTCACGGCCTTCGCCGACACGAGCGGCAACATCTTCGACTGGTCGGCCGCCGAGTAGCCCCGCGTGCGCGCCGCGCGGGCTGGATGGAGCCATCCCCACCATGGCAACGCCCACCCACAAGGGCATCGCCCTCACCCTGCTCGACGGGCAGGAGTACGTCATCCCGGCGCTCACGCTGGGGCAGCTGGACCGGCTGCAGGACGACATCGCGAAGATCAAGGGCCGCGACCCGATCTTCGAGCCGGAGTGTCGCAACTCCATGGTCGAGGTCGTGCTCGCGTCGTTGCAGCGGAACTACCCGACGCTCGACCGAGACAAGCTGCTCGACCTCATGGACCCGGTCCTCCTCGGAGACGCTTGGCAGGCCGTGATCGGCGTGTCTGGCCTCGTGGAACGAGTCCGACGGCTGGAGGCGAAGACGTAGCGCGCGAGCCGCTCGACTTCGAGCTGCTCTATGCGCGGATCGCCGTGTACACGGGATGGACGATCGAGCACATCGAGACGACCCTCACGCTGCCGCGGCTCCGGGCACTCGAAGCCGTGTGGGAGGACGTCCCGCCGCTCGCGCTGACGGTCGCGCGCTTCGCGGGCGTGCGGCCGAAGCGTGTGAGCCGGAAGGGGCCCGCAGCATCCGAGACGCCCGACCTGGGGAACCTCGTCGGCGAGCTGGAACGCGCGCAGGGGCGGTCCGGAGTCACGGCGTTGCCGCCGCCATCCTCACCCGCGCCAGTGCCCTGAGCGGAGGGCCGCATGGCCGGTGACACGACGCTCGACGTCCAAATCACCGCCGACACCTCGGGGCTTCGCAGCGGCCTCGGGGACGCGTCCGATCAGGTCGACCGCTTCGCCAGCGGCGCGGCGGACGCAGGCGACAAGGCGAGTGCGGGCTTCGCCAAGGCTGAGGGCGGTGCCGCGAGCCTCTTTGATCAGCTGGGCGAGCTGCGGGGCGCGATCGAGGGGGCGGCCGCCGCCTGGGAGACGCTCACCACCGTGAGCGAGGGCAACCGGCTCCTCGAACAGTCACGGCAGATCGGTGCCAACGTGACCGAGCTGTCGCGGTTCGAGTTCGCGGCGACGCAGGCGGGCGTCTCCGTCGAGGAGATGGGCCAGGGGATGGTGCACTTCCAGCGCGCCGTCGTTGAGGCCCAGGACCCGACCTCGAAGCAGCGCGCGGCCCTCGAAGCCCTCGGGTTCAGCGCCACCGAGGTGAAGGGTCTCGTCGGCAAGGACCTGGTCGATGCGCTCCTCTCGCTGATCGAGCACAGCGAGCAGTGGAACAACGACGCGAACCGCATGTCGGATCTGTTCACGCTGATCGGACGCGGCGTGCGACCGTTCAACCAGCTCATCGAGGAGACGTCTGCGAAGCTCCGCGAGAACATGGCGGCGGTCAATCCGTGGACCGACGCGCAGGCTAAGGCGGCGCACGACACGTCGGAAGCGTGGGGGCGGCTCGAAGACTCATGGGCGAACCTCAAGAAAAGCGTGCTGGTCGACACCGGCGTGCTCGACGTGTTTCGCGGCGCGATGGACGCGGTCGCGGACGCGACCGAACGCTGGGTCGCCTCGCTGAAGCAGCTCGCCGGCGAGTTCACCACCCTGTTCCAGCACCCGATCGACTTCCTGAAAGCGACGGCCGGCGGGAGTGCAGACTTTGTCGGGCCGCTCCTGCCCGGCGGTGCCCTGTCGCAGTCTGGCGACGTCGGCTCGACGGCGCCCAGCGGCTTTGACTTCGGACCCCCCGCGCCCCAGCGACCGTCCGCACCTGCGGCGACCGACCCCGCGAAGATCGCGGAGCAAATGAAGCAGCTCTTCGAGGAGCTTCGCGCCGATGAGGCGCAGGATCTGGCAAGTGCGGGCCGGAACTCTGAGCTGAAGCTCGCGATCGCGGAAGCCTATACGGAGCGCGTCGCGCAGCTCTTCGGCACGACGAGCACCGAGTATCAGAAGCAGCTGACGACGCAGGCCGAGATGCTGCGCGCGTCGCTCGCCGAGCAGCAGCGGCTCCGGACCGGCGAGGTGCAGGCTGCCGCCGACGCGCAACTGGCCGACGTGAAGCAGGACGCGGAGCGCATCAAGACCGAGCGCGCGATGGGCGCCATCTCGGCCGACGAGGAGATCGCCGCCCTGCAGGCGCTGGAGGACCGGAAGCTCGCCATCAAGCGCACGGCGCTGGCCCAGGAGCGCGACATCATCCTCGGTAGCACGAACGACCCGGCGGCGCTCCAGGCCAACGCGCTGAAGGCGCAGCAGGCCGACGAGGAGCACACGCTGGCGACCCTCCAGCTCTACCGCCAGCAGCTGACGCAGACGATCAACACCGCGTCCGTCCTGAAGGACACGCTCACCAGCGCGTTCAACGCGGCGAGCAACGCGATCACCAACGCCTTCAACGGGATGATCACGGGGACGCTCAAGCTCCGCGACGCCGTCCGCACGGTGGCCACGCAGATCGTGCAGAGCTTCGTGCAGAGCGGCGTGCAGCTCATCACGAACTGGATTCGGGACCACATCCTCATGGCAGTCATCCACTCGGCGACTGAGGACGAGATGACAGCCGCGACGATCGTCGGCAACGCGGCCCGCACCGCCGACAACGCCGCGACGACGAACATCTCGATCTTCCAGGCCGCCGCGCGCGCCGCCGCGAACCTGTGGGCGTCGCTCGTCGAGAGCTTCGGCTACGTGGGCGCCATCATCGGCGTCGCCGCGGCCGCCGCGATCTTCGCGGGGATCACGGCCTACGCGGTGTCGGCCGAGGGCGGCGCGGGCGACATCCCGGCGGACAACACCCTCGCGATTCTCCACGCGCGCGAGATGGTGCTGCCCGCGTCCTATGCGAACGTCATCCGCGGCATGGCGGGCGGCGGCGGCGGTAGCCTCGCGGGCGGCGGGGGCGGCACCACCGCCTCGACGCGGCCGATCCAGGTGGAGATCGCACGGAGCACGACGCCGCTCGCCATCACCGACAGCGGCGTCCCCATCACGACGACCGTGCACCG